TGCTTACGAGCATGACATGATCTACCCCACAGGCGAATGCCGAGTATGGAAAACAGGCTGGGTTTCCACTTTCATGACAGAATTCTCCTCCGGTGAGGATAGATTCTTCGTCTTACCAAAGATACTCTTCAAGACAAAAAGTAGCCCTTAATGCAATTTTTTCCTGGATTACGCGAAAATGAGTAACAATGTCAGAACCGAGCAGTATATCATTTAAAGGTTCGGCACACCATTCACAAATGGTGAAGCGCGAGAGTATATGAATGCCGCCCAACTCTCGATCGGTGACCTGCACTTCTCAAAAAGATCCATCATCAAAATTGCAGAGAAATCTGCCCGTGTGGGGAGACTATGCTTCGAATCGCTAGACTCCCTATACCCTGAGCAGGGCGCTCTTCTCAATCCCGACGACGATGCTCCTACTAACGTCGCGGTTATTAAGAGAATACAGGAATTAGTATCAACAGTCCAATTTCTGTTTCCTGTTTCCAGAGCGCACCTCCATCTCCCCAGGATCCAGACATCCCGGGAGACCGTCTGCTGCATGAAGCGCAAGCTCAGAGATGCATTCGTCATCGAACTAAACAATGACAGACGACAATTAAGAGAGGACGCGGCTTATAAGGATGCCTCTACCCACCGGTAGTTATTGCTAATAGGGGCCAATGCAGGCTTTCTCCAGAGACGCCTTCACAAACTGGAGGAAAACTGCCTGCCGAATCCTATCATGGAGCACGACTACGTCATCAAGTAGTCCCTCAAAAAGCCATTGGAGATGCAAAGACGCTACGATCAACACGTAGACACTCATGGCTTTATATGTACTTATGGCAACTCGCTGTAAGTCATCAGTGAGCATGATAAACAATTTAACGACGAAATGAAGGGTCGCGCCAAAAAGCTCATCGACATTTCTGATACTGTGATGCAATAAGTCGAGTTATCCAAGACCTCGTAGTCTGGCGAGTCTAAGGAAACCGGCAACCTACAGGCACCTGGGGATGTGCCAGGTGAAGTAGGTAATCACGTATCACATACAGCCAGACTACATAACGTCCGCTAAGCGCTGGGAGAATCGAAGCAAGAAATTGTTAGTAAGATCCTAGCGGGCGTTTTTCCCCCCCCGCCACGAAAACAGAGATTCCGTAAACGGATCAAGTAAATCACAGCTAGCGAGAAAGATGTTCCTGCTGAGCAAGCTTTTGTTAATAAGGCCCTCACCAGTTAGCTACGTCGGACACTAAGCAACCCCAATGAAATAACATGCGTCGACATTGGGGCTAGAGATTACCGCCAACAAGTCATGAAGTGTCTGCTGAAACACTGTGATAGTCTACTCAAACGTGACGGGATAATGTCGATCAAGCGCAAAACCTGGGTGAAATACGAAGACGTGATGAAGACGAAGGTAGCGAAACAATCTGGCAGTGCTATATTCGATGCGATTACCGGGAAACCGGTCAAGTCGATTGAGTTCTCTCATAAGACATGCACCAATATAGTACACGCAATTTGCCGCCTGCTTGGGTCAAGTTAGAAGTATGACCCAAAATGCTTGCCTAAGTATCGCCAGACCTTCCGAATGGCCATCGACGAGGCTTGCAGCCGCCTTGATATCAACACAATTGATAGGCGCTGCCCGTTTGAGTACGTCTTTAAACAGAGCAATTTCGATAGTGGGAAGAAAATCAAGTACAGCACTGTGATACACAAGTTCCTGACAACAAGCAAGGACTTCGTGCTGACACGCAGTTTTTAAGGCATGAACAAGACCGGGGAGACTTACCTCGGATCAGACTTCAGAATCGAAAATGGATTCATTGAAGGAACAAGCGCGCGCCCGCGACTTGTATGCGCCTCAACGTATTACGGAAATGGCCCTCTTCATGCCATACAAAACCAGCTTTTCCCGCTCCTCAAGGCGATGTTCCCTGGATTTATTCAGGCGATGTCGCCGACTGAGATAGTCCGAATTGTTTCGAGCCAAATCGATGACGACTGGAACGTTTTCGACATTGACGGTTCCGGTTTCGATTCTTCTCAATTTCGCCCGCTCATGGGCGCCGATGATTACCTCTGGGACAAACTCGAGCCTGCTATTAGGCGGATCCTGGATAACTGGATTGACGTTCTTAGACCTTATCTCCGTCTCGGCAGAGACCCTGAGGTATTGTTGAAAAGCGTCATGACAGCATTGAAAAACGACAAGTTTGATGTCTTCGTCTACTATCCTGATTTCAAAGGACCCGAATGGAATACCCGCACAAAAAGCGTATTCAGGAGAGACTTCCCACAACACAAAAAGAACCTCAAACCATGGGAAGACTTCGTGCATATTGAGTTGTACGGAGTCACAGTCTCTGGGCATGCTACCAAGACTACACTCGGTGGCACCCTGCGGTCCCTCATGTATGCATATTACTACTGCCGCGAAGCAGGAATAATGGAACCATGGCTACCTAGCAACGGCAAAGTCTTTATCATTGCTAGCGGCGACGACGTCAACATCTTCTGCAATCCCAAGTACACGGATGCTATAAGAGAGTCAATTCTCCGAAACAGCACTCGCACTTCCGATGCCACCGTAACCGACCCTAAGACTGGGCTTGATGTTCCCAACCGGGCCGGCTGTGGATAGTGCATCAAGAAAATCAACATCGGAAGAAACTTCTGGGAGACCAGCTTCTGTTCTAAGTTATCCTTCGCCCCTGACGGCACTCGGGGCTCTTGGGTAATGATCAGAGACCCTTGCAAAGCACTCTATGACAAATAGATCGTCTCTGATAAGAACATTGAGTTTTTGATG